TGGATCTGATCCCGGCTGACCAGGGCGGTGATGACTACTACCTCAACGGTGGCTATGTGAAGCTGAAGAATGCTGGACTGGCGCAGCAGAACAAGGCTGCCGCGGCCCAGCAGAATCAGCCTCAGCAGACACAGCCGGAGGAAGAAACCCCTGACAGCGAAAACCGGCGGAGTGAGAGTACGCCAAAACGACAGAAAGAAAGGAGAGCAATATGAAAAAGTTCTGGAACTGGATCAAGGACAGTGACGAGACCAGAACCCTTCGGCTGGAAGGCCCCATCGACGAGGAATCTTTCTGGGGTGATGAAATTACACCGCAGATGTTCCGGGATGAGCTGAATGCCGGTGAGGGTGATGTGACCGTCTGGATCAACAGCCCGGGCGGCAATGTGTTTGCTGCTGCCGAGATCTATACCATGCTCAAGGACTACAAGGGCAGCATCACGGTCAAGATCGATGCGATTGCTGCATCTGCGGCGTCCGTTGTTGCCATGGCCGGAGATACCGTCCAGATGAGCCCGGTTGCTATGCTGATGATCCATGACCCCAGTACCGTTGCGATGGGGAACACCAAGGATATGGAGAAAGCTATCGAGGTGTTGAACGAGGTCAAGGAGAGCATCATCAACGCCTACGCATCCAAGAGTGGCCTGTCCCATGCCCGAATCGCAAACCTCATGTCCAACGAAACGTGGATGAATGCGAAGAAAGCCGTGGAATTGGGCTTTGCGGATGAAATCCTTTTCTCAAAGAAAGAGGATGAACCTGACAGTGACCCGGTGAACCCCGATAAGCCGGAGAAGACTCCCGATGAAGAACCGGGCGAGGGCGAAGAAAAGAAGCCGTTCCAACAGGATACGGCAGGGCACCTTTTCTCCAGCCGTCAGATGGATCTAATCGTCCTGAATCGTCTGGGAGTCAAGCCTGATACCCCTGCGGCTCAAACGGAGCCGCCCAGTGATCTCCCTGCGGAAGCCGGTCCTGTCCTTGACATGGACGGAAAGACGGAGGAAGGGGATTACTCCTATAACGTCCTGATGAAACAGCTGGAGTGCATGAAATGATGCGCCCCGGCTTTTTTCATGCCGAAAACACGAAATTCATGGAGGTACAACACTATGAGTAAGATTCTGGAACTGCGCACCAAGCGCAATACCCTCTGGGAGCAGACCAAGGATTTCCTGGAAAAGAACCGCGGCGATAACGGTCTGGTCAAGGCCGAGGCTGTGGAGCAGTACAACAAGATGGCACAGGAGGTCAAGGACCTGGGTACTGAGATCGAGCGGCTGGAACAGCAGGCACAGATCGAGGCACAGCTGTCTGCGCCCACTTCCAACCCCGTCCATGCCGATCCTAAGAACGGTGCAAAGAAGGATGTAAAGCCGACTGCCACTGCCGAGTACGCCGAGAACTTCTGGAACATGATCCGCAACCGTGGTCACTACGGCGAGGTCCGCAACGCTCTGTCTGTGGGCGAGGATACCGAGGGCGGCTTTACCGTTCCCGATGAGTTCGAAAAGAAGCTGGTGGAGGCACTGGAGGAGAACAACATCTTCCGTGGCATGGCGACTGTCATCCGTACCAGCTCCGGCACCCGCAAGATTCCCATTGCAGAGGATACCGGCGAGGCAAGCTGGATCGATGAGGGCGAGGAGATCCCCGAAAGCGATGCGACCTTCGGTCAGACCATGCTGTCCGCTTACAAGCTGGGTACCATGATCAAGATCTCCAACGAGCTGCTGAACGACTCCGCCTTTGACCTCGCCACCTATATTGCCCGCCGTTTCGGTGTGCGTATGGGCAATGCGGAGGAGCGCGCCTTCATCACCGGTGACGGTGTTGGTAAGCCTCTGGGTCTGCTGGCTGAGACCGGCGGCGCAAAGGTCGGTGTCAAGGCTGCCAAGCAGGATGCTGTCACCTTTGATGAGATCTTCAAGCTGTACTATGCGCTGAAGGCTCCTTATCGCAAGAAGGCGCAGTTCCTCTGCAACGAGGCACTGGTGCTGCAGCTGATGACCATCAAGGACAACAACGGCAACTATATCTGGAAGCCGGGTCTGGAGATCGGCAAGCCCGATACTCTGCTGAACCGTCCTCTGAAGACCTCCGCCTTCATGCCGGAGATCAAGGGCGGCAACAAGGTCATGGCCTTTGGTGACTACAGCTACTACTGGGTGGCTGACCGCCAGAACCGCACTTTCCGTCGCCTGAACGAGCTGTATGCCCGCACGGATCAGGTCGGCTTCCTGACCACTCAGCGTGTCGATGGCAAGCTGATCCTGCCCGAGTCCGTGCAGCTCCTCCAGATGGCTGCCGGCGGCTGATAAGAGAGGGGGATGACCGATCATGGCACTGATCCCGCTTTTTGAAGCGAAGACCTATCTGCGCGTGGACAGCGGGGATGAAGATGCCCTGATCGGTATCCTGCTTTCCTCGGCCGAGCAGATGTGCAAGGATGTGGGCCGGCTTTCAGATGACCAGTGGGAGGCAGTCAATGCCGCTGACCGGGATGCCGAGAACGGGGTCACACCGACGAGGGAGCTGGAAGCCCTCCGCAGCACTTGCCGTGTGGCAATTCTGTATGCACTGGGCTATTTGTACGAGCACCGGGACGAAGCGGACCATAAGCAGTTGATGCTGACGCTTCGTTCCATTCTGTTCGCTGTGAGGGAGGGGGTGTTCTGATGATCGATAAGCTGAACGAGAGGATCACAATCCAGCAAAGTAAGCACATGACCGATAAGGTCGGAAATCATCGGAACGCATGGGTGGATTATTACACCTGCTTCGCCTACGCTTCGACCTATGAGGCGCAGGAGGATGAAGGTGAAGTCACAGCCGAGCAGAAAAGCGTGGTGTTCACGGTGCGATGGTGCAGTGAGGTCAATAAATTGACCTCCACCGGGTTCCGGGTACTGTTTCGTGGTGAGCTTTATGACATAACGTCAGTTGACCCCATGAACTACAACAAGAAAACCACAAAGCTGCATTGCAGGCTGGAACGGAGGCAGAAATGAGCAAGACCGTGAGCATTGACGGGATGGCAGAAGCCATCAATGAAGGCTTGCAGGAATATGCAAAGCTGGCATCCTTCGAGGTCAAACGGGCTGTTCGAAAGTCGGCCAAGACGGTCAAGGAACAAATCGAGACAGGCGCACCGTCTCGGACAGGGCGGTATAAATCCAGTTGGGTGGCAACAAAACAGGAAGAATCCAGCCAGAGCCTCCAGATGGTCGTCCATTCCAAGGACCGATACCAATTGGCGCACCTTTTGGAAAATGGGCACGCCAAGCGCGGCGGTGGGCGTGTGGCGGCAAGACCGCACATTGCTCCTGCCGAGCAGGAGGGTGTCGAGCTGCTCCAAAGCCTCATCGAGAAAGCACTGAAGTAGGAGGCACCATGACCCACGCAGAAGTCAAGGCAATGGTGGAAGAAATGGGGCTGCCCTATGCGTATGACCATTTCGCAGAAGGGGAGAGTCCCGATCCACCGTTCATCTGTTTCCTGTACCCGAGAGCGAAGAACTTCGGCGCAGACAACCTCGTGTACCACCATTTCAATCGGCTGGCTATCGAGGTGTACACCGATTACAAAGATCCGGATACGGAGGCAGCAATCGAAGAAGTCCTGACCGAACATGAACTCTTTTATGAAAAGAGTGAGGTTTGGATCGAGACGGAGAAGATGTATGAAGTCCTGTATGAGCTGACTGTCTAAGTCAGCCGCAGGGCTTTTTTCACGAGAGGAGAAAGCAATGGGCAAGAAAAGCAACAAGGTCAAGTATGGCCTGAAAAACTGCCATTACGCCAAGGCAACCTTTGACGAGGACGGCGGCGTTACCTACGATACCCCGGTACGCATTCCCGGTGCAGTCAGTCTGTCCCTGGATGCCAATGGTGAGATCGAACCGTTCTATGCGGACAACATCGCCTACTATGTCGTGAATAACAACTCCGGCTATGAGGGTGATCTGGAAATCGCCCTGATCCCGGAGTCCTTCCTCACGGACATTATGCACGAGGAACTGGACGGCAACGGCGTTCTGGCGGAAAACGCCAATGCCGAGCTGGAGCACTTCGCATTCCTGTTTGAGTTTGATGGCGACCAGCGGCATATCCGTCATGTCATGTACAACTGTGTCGCATCCCGTCCGGCAGTGGAGGGCGACACCAACGAGGACAGCAAGGAGGTCAAGACCGATAAGCTGACCCTGCAGGCAACTCCGCTGGCAAATGGCTATGTCAAGGCCAAGACCGGCACTAATACCAGCGATGATGTCTACAACAAGTGGTACGAAAAGGTCTACGAGCCGCAGTCTGAGGCATCCAGTATGGGGACTGAGGAGACTGATCCTCAGGGCTGATGAAAACGAGGCAGGGCTTCGGCTCTGCCACTACATTATTGTGTAAGGAGATTTCTAATATGAAAAAGCATCGTGTATTTTCCCTGTTTACTGTCATCTTTGTGGCTTTCCTGCTGTGCAGGGCTGTGACCATCGTACCGACCGGATACACCGGCGTGAAGACCAGCTTCGGTCAGATTCAGGAAACGACCATCCAAAGCGGTAAGCTGAACTTCACCGTTCCGTTCGTCCAGAGCATCCACACCGTAAATAATAAGCAGCAAGACAAGCATATCGAGGCGCAGATCTGGGGTGAAGCCTCCGACAAGACTCCGGTTTACGCTGCGGATGTCATTGTGACCTATCAGGTGCTTCCCGAAAAGAGCGCATGGCTGTACGCGAATGTGTCTGACACCAAGAATCTGGTCGGTGACGAGCTGGTGGCATCTGCCATCAAGTCCGCGATGGCAGAGCTTGGCCCCAATGAAGTGACCAACCGCATCAAGATTGAGCCTCTGGCCCAGCAGAAGCTGGCGGAATCCCTGAACCAGAAGTACGGCGAGGATGCGGTGTTCATCAATAAGGTGGTCATCAACGATATGGATTTTGAGGAAGCCTATAATACGGCCATCCAGCAGAAGTCCATCGCCCAGCAGAACGCTGACAAGCAGAAGATCGAGAACGAGGCCGCCATTGCCAAGGCAGAAGCAGATAAGCAGGTGGCAATCACCAAGGCAGAAGCGGAGGCACAGAAGACTTCCATTGCCGCAGATGCTCAGGCCGAAGCGAATCGCAAGATTGCAGAGAGCCTGTCTGATACCTTGATCGAGTACCAGAAGATCCAGAAATGGGATGGCAAGCTGCCCACCGTCAGCGGCGGCAATGCACTGGTCAGCATCGACCCGGCAGAGTAAGCAAGTACACGAACCGAGGGCAGTGCGGAGGCTCTGTCCTTTCTACATGAAATGGAGGATAAAGACTATGGCAGTCACAAAGAAAATCGAGATCGATGGTCAGATGGTGGAGTTCCGAGCCAGTGCAGCCGTTCCTCGTCTGTACCGCATTAAGTTCGGTCGGGATATCTACAAGGATCTGAGATCCCTTGAAAAAAGCGTGGATGACGGCAACGAGGAGAGTTCCAGTCTTGACTTGTTCAGCCTGGAGATGTTCGAGAACATTGCATTCATTATGGCGAAGCACGCCCATCCGGATCAGGTGCCGGACAACCCGGATGAGTGGCTGGAGAACTTCAACACCTTCTCCATCTACCAGATTCTGCCCCAGTTGATCGAACTGTGGGGGTTGAACGTACAGACGGAGGTAGAGGCAAGAAAAAACCTCGCAAAAGTGAGCGGGTAATGACCACCCCGCTCTTCATGCTGCGCTGTGTGCAGCTCGGTATCAGCATAGCCGACCTAGACTTGCTGACCATCGGGTTGGTTAATGATATGTTCACAGAGCGGCAGAACGATGAGTATCCGTATCAGGAGTTGGCATCGCAGGCTGACTTTGACCGTTTCTAACTAAACTTTCGTGCTTATATTGATTGCAAAATAAGCACAAGAGTTTGTGGGGATAAAGAAAAATCCCGTCCAGCGAATGCTGGGCGGGAAAATACTGTGATAGACAGTCCTATTCGATTTCAACATCATCAAAACCAACAAGGTCATCTTCAGTGATACCGAGACGTCGAAACAATTCTTCTTCGGAAATAAAGGGAGACGCAGTTTGTTTTAGAGAATTGATATCGTTTATAAAGACATTGTGGCTGGCCAAAATTAATTCAGCGTCATCAACAACATGATAATAGCTGTATGTACAGAGCAAGTCGTAACATTCGGAAATATATCCGAGTATATCGTACTTTTTGAATAGTTCAGCACATTCGATAGGTGAAATATGCCATCTGGTCTGTGCTATGCGAAAAACCCAGCATTGCATATCTGCTATGTCAATTTCTCTTTCGGTCATGCGGAACTCCTATGCAGAAGCAGAATCGGTGGGCTTGCGAGTATCTTCAAAGACATTGCGGAGATAATCCGGGCCCTCCATCCAAAGACCAGTGGAGTAATCGAACAGTTCCTTATAAGCAGGAGAGCTCGAAAACTCAAAGAAAGCCTGATTGAAGGGAACACCTGTTTCGGTGCAGTAATCTTCGAGCATTGCTCGCATGACGTTTACAGCACAGGTTTCGCGCTGTTCATCGCTGATATTATAGGTGCTTGAAGTCATAGAGATCACTCCTTACAAATTCGAGGGATTGGATTGCCTTTTCGTTGCAGAAACAGAACTGGTCTTCCAGACGATTCGGCAGTAGTGCTTTGATAGCAAAGCTATCGGCGTCTTCGGAGCCTGGCTCGCCATAAGCGCGCGTGGTGTAAAGCTGCAAGGTACGAGCAGTTTGATCATCGGCTATTTTCCCACCGATGATATCAAACTTGGCATACCGTTCCCGGACATCCGGGAACAATGTTCTTCTACGGTTTGAAGCCACAAAATGCAGCCAATTCCTATCCGCAGCGTTGAATAAGTGAATAGCAATGTCAGGATTCATATGAAGTTTGAAAACAGAAATGTAACCAATCGTTGTGCCAGTAGGCAATCTTTCCTCGTTGACTTGTTTGTTCACAGACAGCGGAACAAAACCTTGAGCCTGCTTGTAGGAGCTTGTGACGTAGAAACCGCGTCCGAAATCTTTTCCTTGCTTGCATTTGTTAAGATCGATTTCGGACACCTGTGTGAAACTACCGTGATAGAGGAGCATTCCATTTGTTAATGTCAGCATACGGAAACACCTCGATTCTTAAGCATTTCCTCGACATCGTCCAAGGCGCACTCATAGCTGCTCAAATGGAGAAAATCATAGCATCTGGCAATAAATCCAAACACATCATTATCCTGAAATATCTTCGTGCAGGCTTCGGGAGACTTTTTCCACTTGGCTTGAGCCATACGGAAAACCCAGCACTGCATATCCGCAATGTCAATTTGATGTTCACTCATAGGGCGTACCTCCTTTGAGTACAATTTCTCAATTTAAGTATAGCTCTTTTTCCGGCTCATATCAACGATAGAATTGTAAATTTTTAAGCCCACATAAGAAGTAACTCACGAGTTACTTTCCTACGAGTATCATATTTCTTTCGGCCTATTCGCCTTGTGCGGATGGGTCTTTACTTATGCCCCGGAGGAGGTGGTTATCCGCATGGCATCCAGAATCGCAGGCATTACCGTTGAGATCGGCGGCGACACTACAAAATTATCCAAGGCACTGGAAAGCGTCAACAAAACCATCAAAACAACGCAGTCTGAGTTGAAGGATGTCAACAAGCTCCTGAAACTGGACCCCTCCAATACCGAGACGGTCACCCAAAAGCAGAGAATGCTGAAGGATGCCATCGAAGCCACCAAGGAGAAGCTCACCACCTTAAAGACGGCGGCAGAGCAGGCCAACCAGCAGCTTGCGGACGGTAAGATCACGCAGGAGCAATACGATGCGCTCCAGCGTGAGATCGTGGAGACGGAGCAGAACCTTAAATCCCTGCAGGAACAGGCGGCGGTCACCAATGTGACCCTTGCCAAGATCGATGCGGTGGGAGAAAAGCTCCAGACGGTTGGCTCTCAGGTCGAAAGTGTGGGTAAGAAGTTCCTGCCGGTTACGGCGGCAGTTACTGGCTTAGGCACAGCGGCGGTAAAGACCGCAGCAGACTTCGACCAGGAAATGAGCAAGGTCTCTGCTATTTCCGGTGCAACAGGGGATGACTTTGACCAGCTCCGTGCCAAAGCCCGCGAGATGGGTGCCAAGACCAAGTTCTCTGCCTCCGAAGCCGCCTCCGCTATGGAATATATGGCGATGGCCGGCTGGAAGACCGGGGATATGCTGGATGGCATCGAAGGTATCATGAACCTTGCTGCTGCATCCGGTGAGGACTTGGCGACTACCTCTGATATCGTCACGGATGCGCTGACTGCCTTTGGTTTGTCGGCCGCGGATTCTGGACACTTTGCGGACATTCTTGCTGCGGCATCGTCCAATGCAAACACCAACGTCAGCATGATGGGCGAGACCTTCAAGTACTGTGCGCCTATCGCCGGTGCGCTGGGTTTCAGTGCAGAGGATACGGCGGAAGCTATCGGCCTCATGGCAAACAGCGGTATCAAGGCATCACAGGCAGGTACTTCGCTGCGTTCCATCATGAACAACCTTGCCGGTGAAGTGACCTTTGCAGGCAAGAACATCGGAGAGGTCACGATTGCCACCAGCAATGCGGACGGCAGTATGAGAAGCCTGAACGATATCCTTGCGGACTGCCGTGTGGCTTTCTCCGGTCTGACCGAATCTGAAAAGGCAGCCAATGCCGAATCGCTGGTCGGCAAGAACGCTATGTCCGGTTTCCTTGCTCTGATGAATGCCGGCGAAGGTGACATCGACAAGCTCCGTGGTGCCATTGAGAACTGTGACGGTTCTGCGGAGAGCATGGCAGAGACCATGCAGGATAACCTCAACGGCCAGCTTACCATTCTGAAATCTCAGTTGGAGGAGCTGGCTATTTCCTTTGGCGACCTCTTGATGCCCACCATCCGCAAGATCGTGTCGGCGGTGCAGGCATTCGTGGACAAGCTCAACAGTATGGACGACAGCACCAGAGAGACCATCCTCAAGGTGGCGGCTCTGG